CAGGTAAAGAATTTGGTAGTGGTGTTAGAGGGCAACAAGCACAATTAAAAGAATTGTGGAATATGCGTGATACTGCTAAAGGAATGCCAAATTGGGCAACATGTAGATTCTTTGATTTAACACCAGATGGTGTTCCACGTTTTCCAGTAATTATTGATTATGGGCATGGAATTAGGCAAGATTAATTTAAATTAATTTAAAAACCCTTGAAAAACAAGGGTTTTTTTATGGCCTTAAAGGTTGACAACCAAGACATCTTATCGTATACTATATGTATAGTTAATAAAAAAGGAGATAAAAATGCAAACACAAATAGAAACATTAAAAGGTAAAATTAAAGCAGATTACATTAGATGGACTACTAAAGGTGGTACAGAAGAACTGTCAGGTTACTTTAAAGAAACTGTTGATAAGTTTGATGATAGTATAACTGTTAAAGCTGGTAAAAAATATACAAAGATCATTAGAGATAATGGTGTTTGGGGGTTTATTGCCAATGATGATTTTGTAACGTCAAACGGTAAAGCATTTAAGAAAGGCGATATTCTTAAAGCAGCTGGTTGGCAAGCACCTGCACTAAACAGTGCAAGAGGAAACATTTTTGATGATGATTATTCCATCGCATGGACTGGTCCTCATTACTTAAAATAGGAAATAAAATGGACGTTATTCAAAAAGCAGATTTGTTCGCTAGTGTGGCTCATGCCGCAATTGGACAAAAACGCAAATACAGTGGAGTGGACTACATAGTTCACCCACGTAGAGTATCTAAAATTGTTGCTGATTACGATGGCACAAACGAAATGATAGCGGCCGCATTGTTGCATGACGTGTTGGAAGATACATATGTAACCAGTGAAATGATTGCAGAGGAGTTTGGTTGGAAGATCCACAAGTTGGTTGTTGAGCTTACTGATACTAGCAAGCCAGAAGATGGAAACCGTGCAAAGCGTAAGGCAATTGACGCAGAGCGTTTGAGTCATGCAAGTTACGAAGCACAAATTGTTAAACTTGCAGATCTCATAGACAACAGTGATGATATTGAAGCAAATGATCCAAGTTTTGCTAAAGTGTTTTTAAAAGAAAAAGCACACCTTATTAAAGTTATGGATAAAGTACATTTGCACCCTTTATATCCTATAGCACTTGGTGTAGTTAACGGAGGTAAATAGTATTATGATAGGATTAGATTTAATGATTATATTAGGCCTGTTTACAATGGCCTGTGCATACTTTAGTCAACGAACTGGATATAGACAGGGCGTAAATGAAGGTATGGAATCAACTTTACAATTACTTGAAAACGGAGGCTATATTAAAATAGTCGAAGACAAAGCAACTGGTATGCAAGAAATACAGAAGGTACCAAATGGAAACAACACCAACACATAAACTATTCACCTTAGAACAATTACAAGATTATCAGCAAGCAGGTAAATGGCCACTTGCTGATTCTACATTGTTGTCTACAAAATATGCAAACCGATGGGAAATGTCTAAGAAACTACATGATAAAATTGATTTAGATTTTTTTAAAAAACATAATACTAAACATGAGCTTGAAGAATGGGGCGACAACGATATCCCTAATAAGATTTATTCAAATCTACATTCAGGAAATGCTATTGGGTGGGATCAAGATTTTATAGCAGGTCCAGAGTCATTTGGATGGGACAATGATAATATTAAATCTGATGAAACTGTACAAAGAAGTAAAGTATATTTTTATCAATGGACCGAGGAAGAACTTACTTCCCCTGCACCAGAAGAATTTAGTTATTTTATAGAAATGCATAAAGATTTTAAATCAGTGGCAGAACATTACTTGTATGAAAACTACTCAGATCAAGCAGATCAATGGGAGAAATTAGTTCTTTACAAATTAATGATTATCAAGTATAATACTCCTAGTGCTACAGAAAAAAATCGTACAGAACATAGAAAACATAATTCTAAACGATTTGGCCAACATCATTGCGATGAAACATTAGGTGGGTTACACTTAGGTGAAAACTATTCAGAGTTTTGGGCAGAAAATACTAAAACAAAAGAACGAGATATGATTACAGAACTAGCAGAGAATAAAATGTTATGGATGCATGGAGAACATGCAGAACAAAGCGGGTGGATCCCAACATATCATGGAATGCAACATAATCCACAAGAAGACCTAGGAGATAGGTATAGTATAATTATGGATTTACAAGTAAGATATAAATAGGAGATAATATGTTAATACCAACAGTAATTGAGACAACAGGCAGAGGCGAACGTGCATACGACATTTACAGTCGTTTGCTTAAAGATCGTATTGTAATGCTTAACGGAGAAGTTAACGACCATACAGCAAATTTAGTAGTTGCACAAATGCTATTTTTGGAATCACAAAATAGTGCAGAAGATATTAATTTTTACATTAATAGTCCAGGTGGTGCAGTAACTTCGGGACTAGGTATATATGACACAATGCAATTTATTAAATCTCCAGTAAGCACAATTGTAATGGGTCAAGCATGTAGCATGGGTAGTTTCCTTGCTATGGCAGGTGAGCCGGGCAAACGTTTAGTATTGCCAAATTCACGTACAATGATTCACCAACCAAGCGGTGGTGCAGGCGGACAAGCAACTGATATGCAAATTCAAGTTGAAGAGATTCTTAAAATGAAAAAGAACCTAACAGAAATTTATGTTAAACATAATAGTGTAGGTAAAACATATGAAGAATTGGCATCAGCTATGGAACGTGATAATTTTATGTCAGCACAAGAAGCCGTAGATTTTGGCCTAGCAGATAAGGTTATTGTTCGAAAAGCATAATATAATTGTAATACTGTATTTGCATAAATAATAGTATGAAGATACACGATATATTAGAAACAGAACAAGTACTCGAAGGTCCAAACGATCCTCACATATTTAAAGCAGTATTCCTAGCAGGTGGTCCTGGTTCGGGTAAAAGCTATGTGGCTCAGAAACTATTAACCGGCGGCGGTTTAAGACCTCTTAATAGTGATGACGTCTATGAGTATCTTGCTAAAAAACACAATATTGATTTAAGTGACCCTGATGTTATTGGAAGCGATAAAGGGCAAGAACTCCGTAGCCGTGCTAAAGAGATTACTAAAACAAGAGAAGACTTATATTTAGATGGTCGTCTAGGTTTAGTTATTGATGGCACAGGTAAAGATGTATCTAAAGTATCACAAGCTAAATCCCAATTGGGGCAGTTAGGATACGACACTATGATGTTATTTGTTAACACAAGTGAAGAGGTAGCACAAGAACGTAATCTACAAAGAACCAGAGTATTATCAAATGATATGGTAAAGATTATGTGGCAACGTGTACAACAAAATATAATGAAATTCCAACAAGTCTTTGGAGCTGCAAGGTTCCACGTAATAGACAACAGTGGTGGGTTAGAAGACCCCGATCGTAAAGAAAACTTTGATACGGTATATAGAGAAGTACAAAAGTTTTTAAATGATCCTCCATCTAAAAGAGCCGCCAAGGCATGGTTAGCCAAGAATACTAAAACATAGTATTTAAGTACCACCAAAAATAGCATAAATATTAAGCAGTTCAAATATTAACTGTTTTTATATTAGATAAGGAATTTTATGTATACATATAAAGCAAAATTAGTAAGAGTAATAAACGGTGATACTTTGGACATTGAAATCGATCTAGGTTTTGATATTATAATCAAACAACGATTAAAATTGTATGGAATTGATACTCCTGACAGTAGATCAACGAATACAGAAATTAAACAAAAAGGGCTTGACGTAAAGCAACGCCTTATGGATTTATTAACAAAAGAATTTAAAGTAGAAACTATGCTTAACAAACGTGGAAAGTATGGTCGTATACTTGGCAATATATATGTTACTGATAATAAAAGTAACGAGATTTGTATAAACGAATTGTTAGTCTCTGAGGGACTAGCAGTGCGTTATAACATCGGGAAATAATATGAAGTTATTCAGCATCTGGACAATATTTGTAGCCTTATCTATAAGTGCTGTGGCGGCCTACTACAGCATTGTTGGACTTGTGGCTATTTTTGCTAGTGCAGTAATACCGATTATTATCATGGGGTCTGTGCTAGAAGTAGGCAAGCTAACATCAGCTGTTTGGTTGCACATGAACTGGAAATCAGCTCCATTTTTAATTAAAACGTATCTCACTATAGCCGTCATAATGCTTATGTTTATTACAAGCATGGGTATCTTTGGATTTTTATCAAAAGCACACATTGAACAAACTAGTGCGGCTAGTGAGAACGTTGCCCAAATTGAACGTATAGAAGAAAGCATAGTAAGAAATAAATTAATTATTACTAAGTCAGAAGATAAAATTATTAAACTAGAAGAAGTTGATGTTTCATTAGACGATGGAATACAAGATAAAATACGTATAGAGCAACAAAGAATTGAAAACGCATACACAGGTGTGCAACCATCAATTGATGAACAAAATGCAATTATAGTTGCAGAAACTGAAGCTAAAGCAAATGCTATAGCACCGTTTGAAACAGAATTATCCAACATTATTGAAAAACTGGCATTAATGGATCAGTATTCAATCAATGGCGAGATTGAAAAAATGCAAGGATTATTAGGTGTTAGACAAGATGGTATACTTGGTTGGAATACTAGAGAAGCATTAAAGAAATTTAAAGAAGATAATAATAAAGCAAAAGGCCTAGCAGGATATCAGCTAAATAAAGTTAGAGAAGAGTTTGATGATTCTGTTATCAAAGATGCTAGAGCTGAAATTAAAAGAATTAGAATGTTAGCAGAACAACAGATTGCAGACTCTAATGCATTGATTACTAGGTTAAGAGCACAACTTGGACAAGGACAACAAGAAGATAATACTGCATTAATTGATTCACAACGTGACTTAATTATTAATTCTGAGAACAAATTAGAAGAACTTTATACTACAAAATATACACTAGAAGGCGAAAGCAGAAAACTAGAAGCAGAAGTTGGACCAGTTAAGTATATTGCAGAATTAGTTTATGGTCAAGAACCAGGTAGAAATGTCTTGGAAGAAACAGTAAGATATGTTATACTAGTACTTGTATTTGTATTTGATCCGTTAGCAGTTGTACTTGTTCTTGCAGGAATATCTGGATTAGGATTACGCAAACCAATAAAGGAAATATATGAGCCAAAAAAACAACCCAAAAAAAATGAAGTTAGTGCAAATACCAAAGATGTCACCAGCACTAAGAAAAATGATTTGGGTAATAAAAAGAACAGCAAGCCTACCAAAAAACCTGTTGTTCAAAATGAAGTACATGAAGAAGATATAATCCATGTTGATTCAAAAGGTAAAGAGTATACAGTTGACAAACATGGAAATAGAAAATATCTTATTGAACAACTACAATACGACCTCAACGACATATCAAAAAAATTACAACAACAAAAGAAAAATTAAATGAAAATTGATAACAGTAGTTACACTGTAACACCCCCAGACCTTTATATGACAGAACATGGAATAAGTATTCTTATTTCAAGTACTAACAACGAACTAATTATACCAGTAAAAGAATTATTTGAAAAATTTATAGCAACAAGCATTGTATTTCTTGTTCAAAACAAAAAAACAAATTCAGAAACATTACCATGGATGTGGAATGTATCTAAAACATGTGATTTTATGATCATTGACGTAGATACTTGTGCATGGGAAGACATAATGGCAGGACTTTTAAAGTCAAAAGAAGAAGAAAATACTGTCCTATTTTACAGCGATAAATATAAGAGAAGAGAAACTGTAAAATTAATAAATGCTACAGGCACTAATCTAGTTGTGAGATCATTAGCTGATATAAACAACTATATAAAACTACAAATGAGCCCAGAATATTTTAATGAATCCTAGTAACACCATATGTAATTTTTGTAATAAAGACACAACGCAAGTAAAAAAACTACTAGCGGGTGAGAATGGCACCCACATATGTAGTGACTGTGTGGTGCTTTGTTATGGTATTGTTAAAGATGCTACAACAAATGCTATACAAAAAGATCGCAATAAAAAACTTGAAGTACTTACCCCTAGACAAATACATAACGATCTAAACAAGCATGTAATTAGTCAAGATCGTGCAAAAAAGACTTTGAGTGTAGCAATATATAATCATTATAAAAGAATATCATCAAATACAAAAACAAAATTACAAAAAAGCAATGTATTATTAGCAGGACCTACAGGAACTGGTAAAACACTAATGGCTCAAACACTTGCAGATTTTTTAGGAGTACCAATGGTAGTCACTGATGCAACAGTTCTTACTGAAAGTGGATATGCAGGTGACGATGCAGAAGTTCTAATACACAAATTATTTCAGGCAGCAGACCATAAAAAAGAACGTGCTGAACATGGTATTATATATGTAGATGAAATTGACAAAAAAGCAAAGCGTAATGACTATGTTAGTTTAAGCAGAGACGTATCTGGAGAAGGTGTGCAACAGAGCCTTTTAAAGCTCATGGAAGGTACTATAGTACCGGTTCCGAACAAACCGCAACATAACCCGGAGAAGGTGGATATTGATACCCGTAACATACTATTTGTAGTAGGTGGAGCCTTTGTTGGCCTACAAGATGTTGTGGTTAACAGGCTTGGTAAAGCAAAGATAGGATTTAACGACGATTTAGACGCCGATGTAGAACAGTGGGAAAAGCACTTACAAACACGTGATTTAGTGAAATATGGACTTATACCCGAATTTGTGGGTAGATTACCGTCTGTAAACGTCCTTAGCCCCTTAAATAAGAACGATCTTGTACGCATACTAACTGAACCTGTTGATAGTATTATAGACCAAATAAAAGAGCTTTTTCTACTTGACAAAATACAAATAGAGTTTACAATAACAGCATTGGAAGAAATAGCTAATATTGCCATAGAAGAAGAATTAGGTGCTAGAGGATTACGCAAGATATTAGATCAAGCACTATTAGAAACGCAATATCAGTTACCAGAATTATATAAAAATGGAGTACGTAAAATTATTATAAATGAACAAGTTATATCTAGAAACGCTAAGCCACAGTACATTAAAGGTGAAAATGCAGAATAGAAATAAAGGATATAAACAACGTAATAAAGGACCGTTTGTAATCTCAAACGAACGTATAAGAGCAAAAGAAGTAAGAGTAAACTTTCCAGACGGTGAAAGCCAGGTGCTGTCTTTGAAAGATGCTTTAGATGAAGCAAAGTCGTTATATTTAGATTTAGTGTTGATAGCCGAAAAGGCAAATCCACCAGTATGTAAAATTATTGATCTAAACAAACATTTGTATTCATTAAAGCAAAAAGAAAAACTGGCTAAAAAGAAACAACGTGAAAGCGTTGTAGAGACCAAAGAAATACGTATGGGACTAAATATTGATTCGCATGATTTAGAAACTAAGGCTAAAGCAGCTCGTAAATTTTTGGATAAAAATAACAAAGTAACAGTTACAGTTGTTTTACGTGGTAGAGAACGTGGAAGGCAAGACAGTGCAAGGGAGTTGCTAAATACATTTGCATACTTGTTAGAAGTAGAATATGAACAAATCTCAACACAGAACAATCGTGTATCTGGAAAAATAGAAGGAAAAAATGGGAAACTATAACAACAATAGAACTAATAATAGACGTAACGACAAACCTCAGTTTGGTAATGGACTATCTGTGGAAGTTAGAAATGGCAATGTAGAACAAGCTATTAGAAAACTTAAGAAGCTAGTTATGAAAACTGGACTCATGAATGAAGTACGCGAACGCAGATATTTTGTTAGTAATACTGAAAAAAGACTTAAAGCAGAGGCGGCAGGCCGAGCTAGAAGACGTAGAGAAATAGCCAAAGATTCTATAGAGAAGAAAAGACTATATTAATACGTTATAACTGAATTTGTCCACATATGTGGATAAATAACAATGTATACAACAGGACTGATTCCTACCGTATACATAGAACGCCGAAAGGGTTCTAAATAATCTTGCTTAATATAAGGAGAAAAGATATGACTAGATTAACAACACTAAATCTTCCAGATTTTTATAAGACTACAATAGGATTTGATAGTATGTTTGATGAGATGCAAAATGCATTTGCAACAAACACAGGCGGTTACCCACCTTACAATATTGTAAAGGAAAGTGACACTAGCTATTCAATTAGCCTAGCAGTAGCAGGTTTTAACAAAGACGAAATAAAAATCGAACAAGACGGTAATACACTTTCAATTAATGCTGAAAAGAAACCAATCAAGGAAGAGATTGAATATTTACACAAAGGCATTGGAACTAGAAACTTTACAAAAGAATTTAGTTTAGCTGATTATGTAGAAGTAACATCGTCAAAACTAGATAATGGTATCTTAGTAGTTACATTGGAACAAAATATTCCAGACGAAAAGAAACCACGAACTATTAAAATCGACTAATATAAGGTAAACAAATGACTCAAGCATCAACAAGTAGCGTAGCAGATATTGTTAAATTAAAAGCACCATCAAGATATAATGTAGTATTATTAAATGATGATTCTACTCCGCAGGAGTTTGTAGTAAATGTTTTACAGACGATTTTTAATAGATCGGCAGAACAGGCAAACTCTGTGATGCTTGAGGTACACGAAAAAGGCCGAGGCATAGCAGGCACATACAGTTACGAAGTAGCTGAACAAAAATGTGTAGAAACAATAACTAACGCAAGACAAAGTCAATATCCGTTAGATGTTACAATAGAAAAAGCAGAATAAACAATTAAATGAAAATAGCAATCACGCAACGTGTGATTGAATTTCGAAACGGACCTTACGATAGCATAGATCATGGATTCTATGAAATGTTTTCAGGTCATACATTGTTACCAATACCAAACCATTTAGAACATTATAGAACAGATACAATAGTCAATAGCGACTTAGTAGTGTTTACAGGCGGCAATAGTATGATGCCAGATAATTGGCAATACAATGAAAATCGTTTACGAGTTGAGAAACACACGTTAGATCTAGCAAAACTATATAATAAGCCAATATTAGGAATTAGCAGAGGCTGTCAGTTTCTGACAGTTGCCCATGGCGGATCTTTAGAAAAAAACGGTAGACATCACATCAATCATAGTGTAAACTATAAGGGTAGTAATGTAGAAGTATGCAGTAGGCATGAAGAAATTTTAAAAACTATACCCGCTGGTGCAACATGTTTAGCTACAGATGATTATGGATGTTGTGAAAGTTGGAAGCTAGATAATATGATTACTGTATTATGGCATCCAGAAAGAATGAAAACACACTGGCTTCCATATGAAGCATACGGAATTTTAGGATTATAATGCAAGAAGAAGAAATAAAAGAAGCTATACAAGAAGAAGTTAAAGAACAGTACAAAGATAGTCAAATGACTAAGGCTGGAAAACTGGCTATGGAACTTGGTGCTGAGCGTAAGCGTCTTAAAAAAGAATTATCAGAATTACAAACAGAAGTAGAAGATTTAACACCAACAACACCAGTTGGTACAACAGACTGGTACATTAAATGGGCAGCAATGGGTTTTGCAGTTTGTGGTGTGTTTTTAATTAGTGCAGGTTTAGTTTATTGGGGCCAATTAGCATATATGATTAGCAGTGTTGGTTGGGTAGCAGTTGGAATGGCTTGGGGTGATAGAGCTATTATGATAGGAAGTGCTATAACTGGAACAGCAGTAGCAATGAATTTTGTACAAGGATTATTAATATGAAAATAAATGAATGGGCAGATAACTTAAACATGTTTGAAGATGGAACAGAAAGACTTGCCTATTTAGTTGAACTTGCAAGGAAGTCAACGACACTACCTAAAGAACTACGTACTGATGATAGACTTGTAGATGGTTGTATGTCAAAGATTTGGATTGATGTAGGAGTTGTAGAAGACAAAGTAAAAGTATACTATGACAGTGATGCAATGATTACTAAAGGTATTACTAGTATTGTTGCAGATTGTTTTACAGATATTCCAGTTGCAGAAGCAAAGAAAATTACACATGATGATTTTCAAAGTTTAAACATTGCACAACTACTTACACAACAACGCAGAAACGGATTAGGAAACTTAATTGAAACTATAAGACAAAAGGTATATGTATTATGAAAATAGGATTTACATGCAGTACATTTGATTTATTACATGCAGGACATGTACAAATGTTAAGAGAAGCAAAAGAACAATGTGATTATTTAATATGTGGATTACAGATGGACCCAAGTATTGACAGAGATACTAAAAATCCACCAATACAATCAGTTGTAGAACGTTATACACAACTTAATGCAGTACAGTATGTAGACGAAATTATTCCATACGCATTAGAAAAAGATTTAGAAGATATCCTAGAAATGTATCATATTGATGTACGGATACTAGGCGAAGAATACAGAGAAAAAGATTTTACAGGAAAAGACATTTGTAAAAGACGAGATATTGATCTACACTTTAATAAAAGAGATCACAGATTTAGTACAACAGATTTAAGAAAAAGGGTAATGCAATACTGACTGAGAATCAAGTAAGAAACGAATATAGAGAACATAGAAAAGACCCAGTATTTGCTGAGCTTTGGCCAGACACAAATAGAGCTTTTTATGAATGGTGTTCGCAATATTTAGATTACATGCACATAAAGGATAAAAGAGATGAGAATTGAAACAGAAACTAAACTAGATTATACAGATGTATTGATTAGACCAAAGCGTAGTGTATTAGGCTCACGCAAGGATGTAGACTTAGCTCGTGGATTTACTTTTAGAAATTATGAAGGTGATACGTTAGATGGATATAGACATTATAAAGGTGTACCAATTATAGCCGCTAATATGGATGGAGTAGGAACATTTCAAATAGCAGATAAAATTGCACAACAAGGAATGTTTACATGCTTGGTTAAAACATATGCAGTAAGTGAATTAATTGAATACTTTGATTATGCAGAATGGACATTACCACCAGAAGATAAAAATTTAAGAAAAGAACATGTAGCAATGAGTATTGGTATTACTGATACAGACGCAGCAAAGTTCAATGCAGTATATAAAATGACAAAAGGTAATTTAAAGTATGTTTGCATTGATGTAGCAAATGGATACAGTGAACGTTTTGGAAACTTTGTAAGAAAGTTTAGAAAACAATATCCGAATGTAGTAATTATAGCAGGTAACGTGGTTACCGGAGAGATGACAGAGGAGTTAATTTTAAATGGAGCAGACATCGTTAAAGTCGGAATTGGACCAGGAAGCGTGTGTACAACACGAATCCAAACAGGAGTCGGGTATCCGCAACTTAGTGCGGTCATTGAGTGTGCAGATGCGGCACATGGACTTGGTGGACATATTATCGCTGATGGGGGCTGTAACTCTAGTGGTGATGTGGCTAAAGCATTTGCTGGCGGCGCCGATTTTGTAATGCTAGGCGGAATGCTTGCAGGACATGATGAAGGCGGTGGCAATATTATTACCAAACATTATAAAACAAACGAATTAGAATACGAAGTAGGCGAACACTTGGATAATCAGAAATGTAAAATTGAAGAAAAAAAGTTTGTACAATTTTATGGAATGAGCAGTGATGCAGCCAACACAAAACATTTTGGTGGACTAAAAGACTATCGTGCAAGCGAAGGACGAGAAGTATTAGTTCCATACAGAGGTGAAGTACAATACACCGTACAAGCAATCCTAGGTGGGTTGCGTAGTACTTGTACATACGCAGGTGCAAGTAGATTAAAGCACTTGATGAGATGTGCAACATTTGTAATGGTTAATAATCAATTTAACCGTACATACGAAAGCACAACAACAAAACTCTAGCTATGTTGTACACGCATAGCGTCTTTGCAGCAGATAAGTAAGTGATTCTGCGGTATTATAGATAAATAGATGTGTAATAAAAATGACACAACGTTGTGTTATAGTTACATGTACAAAGTAGTACAGAGCGACCTCGGCTCAGAAAAAAAGAGCGGCAGTTAGTGCCACGCTAACTGACTCTGGGAAAGACCAGGGCATAACCCATGCCTTACAAGCGATACATTATGAGGTATCGTGGTAGCGGCCAGGAGAGACTGGCAAAACGGATGCTTTCCCAAAAACATCGGAGAATAAAATGACTACGACATTTTTTAATGCATGGTCAAGGTTGTTCAACGGTCGCCGTCGAAGTGTGGCCTATAACAAGAACCTAATGACATATGCGAAAACAGAGTATGGTACTGATTGGCAATATGCCTACAACTATATGTTAGAACACGATGGTACTGCCCCAAAAAGCTACCATTCAAAGAACTTGATAAGGGTAACAATAAAATGACAGCAACATTAATATATAAACAAACATGCGAAGTTTGTGAAAAGATTAAAAACGCAACTCTAACAGTGCTATTAGCACTTTGGGGATTTGGTGAAGCAGTTGGACGTGCTAAAGCAGCCGCACAGTTGCACCGTGATGGGTTTCACGAAGAAGCAAAAAGTTTATACATGGATAATAAAAATGATTAATACTATAACAAACAAATTAGGCTGGTTAAAACGTGCATACGATCGTAATCAAAGTTGCAAAGCAACTGAAAAGGCTTTGTCAGATTTAAATGATTTTGAATTAAATGATATTGGATTATGCAGAGGCGATATTAGATCAGTAGCACGTGGCGAAAAAGTTTATAGAAAGACATATTAAATGTGGCCTTATACTGACGAAGAATTAGAATTTATTAATAAGTAGAGTTTTAATTGTATAAATAGCTGTATGAGTAAAGTACATCTATTATCAGAAATTATAACAAAGTTGCAAAACTTTAGTACTCAGGATGAGAAACTAGAGCTTCTGCACACCTATCATAAAGAACCTATACTACAAAGAATAATCACTATAGCATATAATCCTTGGATTGATTTTGGAATGCAAGATTTTGTTCCAAGACGGCATGGCAAACAATTTGGTATGGGTTTAACAAAGTTCTTACATCTTCTAACAGACATCATAGATGAAAAATATGATGAAAAAGAAAAGAATTTTTCTTGTCAAATGGCAATGAATCACATAGACGAACGTGATGCTGGACTATTTCTTAGTTTGTTAAAACAAGAGTTAGACTTAGGACTAGAACCCGAAACAATTAATGCAGTATGGCCAGGATTAATTATGGTGTATCCACTAAGTACACCAACTGTAGCAGATTATAAAACATTTCACAAATACCCAGCAGCAGTACAGCCTATTAGTAGAGGACTTCGAGTTAATGTAATTGTACATAAAGGCATAGTAAGTTACAAAGATAAAGAAGGTAATGATATTGAAGGTTGGAATATATACGACGAGCAGTTTATTAATTTAGCACAAAACAATAGTACAGTATTTGACGGTCATGCAGTTGTGGCCAATGGAATAACCATTGTAGAAACTGATAATCAAAAAGTATTAGAAGCAGACCCAGAAAATATTAAGTTTGTATTTTGGGATATCATACGGTATGATGGATTTATAAAAGGTGAAGATACACGTATAGGTTACAACTGGAGGCATAATGGTCTTGAGCATATGATTATTCTTGCATTTGATAAAAACAAAACACCTTGTTATGACATAGTTAAAGCTGATTTAGTAGGAAGTGATGAACAGTTAGAATTAACTGTTAAAAAGTTTGCAAATAAATGTGTTATAAAACGGTTAGATGGAACATGGATACGTGGAGAAGATCCAACCCAAGTTATTTACGAGTCTTAATTTTTTTAATATATTGATTTCCAAAGTGGTCATATAATCCATCAAAGAACTGAAACTTACTAAATGCTTTACCAGTTCCTTTCATTCTATCTTTAAATCGTTGCCACCATGTTACTTTGGTTTTGATATGTACATCATATGTAATATATTCTATTTGCCCAACGTGTTTATAATATCCAAAGAATGGAACTCTAGTAACAAGATCATTATTATTAACAAAACGATATGCTGTAATATCTTTAAACTGTTCGCCCCATGTTCTATCACCTACTTTTGGTGATCCATATGTATATAATTCTAAATCTGCACCCAATTGGTGAAATCTACTAGCACATATAGTTGCCATTGCAGCTCCCAAACTATGTCCAGTAATTACTATTTTTTTAGTAGTCAGTTTTTTACCTAACCACTTAATAATTTCAGGATATAGTTTATCTAGTTCATGCTTAAATCCAGAATGTACTGTACCTGTTGTATCAGCACCTGCTGGCCAAGCCTTAATATCTGCTATTAAGTCGCCTATTTGAGCGCCTTCAGTACCTCTAAAAGCAACGATCACATAGTCATGCATAACAATGCCATACCCTTGTGCGTTTTCTTTTTCAAAGAATTTAACACTTGAATGTTTTATTTTATTATCTTTTAGGAATTTAACTACTTCTGGTTTTTCTTCGTATACTATCTTTGATACATCTATACATAATTCTGCTAGATGCCAATTTATGTTATTTTTTGTTTGTGTCAGCAATTACCTTCTCCAGTCTATGTGTGGGTATGCGTGTATTGTAGATATATCTCCATACTTTGCCTCGACCATTGTCAATTTCAAATATAGTTTCTCGCATGCCTATGCTAATAATTGTAGCCATTTCTCCGTCCAAATATACTACATCACCTGGCTCAAAACCCGGTTTCATCTTCCAACGTATACTTGCTACAAAGTCACCCACAGCTTCTTTAAACCATAGGACTATTATCGCAGTGATTCCCAGCCCTATTAATGGTTCTAAGAACATTGATATTTTCATTGCTTCTGATTCTAACATACTATAACTATTTATTTAAAATAGGCAAAAAATGTTGACAAATACAATATAATATACTATAATTACACTATTAAATAAAAGGAGTCTTTATGACTAAAGAGAACAATAATGTACCAAGCGTTACATTTAAAGTACGAGTACCGGATGCATCAAACAGTGAAACAAATTCCTGTGAGATTGTACCATCAAAATGGGCAGATTTAACTACAGATGAAATCTTTAAAGATAAGTTAATTGTAGTTTTTAGCCTACCTGGTGCATTTACACCAACATGCAGTACATTTCAGTTACCAGGGTTTGAACAAAAAGCACAAGATTTTTATGATCTTGGAGTAAGCGAGATTTATTGTGTAAGCGTTAATGATTCATTTGTTATGAATGCATGGCGTGATGCAAATAATCTTAAGAATGTTAAAGTATTACCAGATGGTAATGGAACATTTACAGAAGGTATGGGTCAATTAATTGACATGAGTGTCGTAGGATTCAATAAGCGTAGCAGACGCTATGCAATGATTGTTGAGAACGGTGTAGTTCTTAAAATGTTTATTGAACCTGATAGTTCAGCAGAAGATCCAGATCCATATGGTGAAACAACACCAGAAAATGTTTTTGCATCATTATAGGAGTGAGTATTGAAAATATTTAAATCATCAATTGATAACTTCTTTAGGTGGGTTAACTCTAGCGAATTAGTAGAATTAACTGACATTGATGTAAGTGAAGATCCAGTAAGACCTGACTTGGACTTAGAATTTAGAACAAGTTATGGTAGAAAAATTTATGGATTAAAATACAAAGATAATATAGAAGGTATTATCTGTGTAGCGTTTTGTAATGATTTACCACAAAGTGAAAGAGAGCTTGGGTTAATTAGTCAAAATGCACATTTACTTGATAACGCCAATATTGCAGTTGCATACACAGTATGGTCACGCAAACGAGGTGCAGGTAAAGAAATAGTAGCAAAACTAAAGCAACATATAATAGAAAAAACAGATATTGAACGAGTAGTTACATTATCGCCATTAACACCAATGGCAGCACATTTTCATATAAGTAACGGTGCTAAGTTAGTACAGTATAATGCAACTACTCAGAATTTTGAGTATAAGTTAGATAAATAGTATTTCATATAGGAAGAAATTATGGCATATAGCGAAAAAGTGCTAGACCATTACAATAATCCAAGAAATGTAGGTAAGTTTGACCCCAAGGAAGAGAATATCGGAACTGGAATGGTAGGCGCACCTGCATGTGGTGATGTAATGCGTTTGCAAATTAAAGTAACAGAAGATGGCATTATTGAAGATGCAAAATTTAAAACATACGGTTGTGGAAGTGCAATTGCTAGTTCAAGTATGGTAACAACCATGCTTAAAGGTATGACGCTAGACGAAGCACAGGAAATTAAAAACACAACAATTGTTGAAGAATTAGCATTACCACCAGTAAAAATCCACTGTAGCGTATTGGCAGAAGATGCCATAAAAGCCGCAGTTAGAGATTACGGCGATAAAAAACAAAAAATAAACGCAAAACCGGTTGACATAACTTAGTTTTGTGTTATCATAAATAACATATAACGTTGAAACTTGACTCAACGCATTTCAGGACCTCGGGGCAGTACCGAGCAGCTCCACCATAAACACATTTAGATGAGATATTGAATCACTGCATGGGTGTGTTTATGATGGGGCTGAACTAGGATCGACTGGGTGTTAATAGGTAAGCGGAGTTATCGGGATCTAAGCACCGTTATCGCGAAGAAAATTTATAATTGCAAATGACAATTATTCGCCAGAAATGGCATTAGCGGCTTAGTTTAACTAAGCACGTAGGGGTTTTAGTAAGTTGGACCTGGCAACAGAATCAACTTACGCTATAATACAATGAGTATTGTAGTATATAGTAAATAATCAAGGAATAATTATGAAAAAGACTATAATTGCAGCGGCTTTACTTGTCGCTTTAACTGGTACGGCACAAGCCGATAACTATGACAATACATCTATCTCAATGGCAGCCGAATCGGCAACTATGGGTATTTCTTTGTCAACTAACGATACATCAAGATCAATTGATGTTTATACAATGGGCAGAGCTTTAGACTTTGGAGCAGGAGTAAGTGATAACGGAACTAACCGTGATTATAGCCTTTCTGCTGGAAGAACTATGGATATCGTAAACGTAGGTCCAGTAGGAACATACGTTGATGGCGAAGTTGAATACAATTGGGGAGATACGTTTACTAAATCAGAAATGCACTTTACTCCAACATTAGGTGGTAAAATGGACCTAGGTATCATTAGCCCATATGCTGAAGTAAATTACTTATTAAAGTCAGTTGAAGGTGACTTCACAAGCATTGATAAAGTAACACCAACAATGACTTTTGGTACAAAAGTTGAGTTGACTACTTCTACTTCACTAAACGCTAAATTAACTAATTCACTTAACAGTGATTGGGAATCTACGGATAAAGAAGTTAGTGTAGGACTTACAGTTAAGTTTTAAATTTAACAAAAGTAAGTTAAAAAGGTCGCTTTATGCGGCCTTTTTTTATGGTTGACTAATAGGGTTAAATGTTATATATTAATGAATGGACCCGTAGCTCAGTTGGATAGAGCGTTGGTTTGCGGAACCAAAGGCCAGAGGTTCGAATCCTCTCGGGTCCGCCAAAAAAATTAAATTAGGTATTGACTTAATTATCCGTTTATCGTATAATGTATATATTGTTGTTGGAAATAATTGATTTCATAAACATAGTATATTACTAATTTAGTATAAGACTAAACAGTATATATAAGATAAAAAATAGTTGACAGTGATGTGACTATTGTGTTATACTAATAACACTAAAACAAGGAAGAGCGGATATGATTAGTAGTAGACAAATTGTGGAAATCATCAAAGATGAAATGAACAAAGAAGAGAACAGCCAAGAAATCCGTATGGCACTTAAAAAAGTTAAGGAACGTATAGAGATTTTGGAAGAAATTGATTATGTGAATACAGTTAAACAACCTTATTTGGAAGAACCAACTGGTAAACAAAGCAAAGAAAAGCAAACAGCAGCACAAGCCTTTGAAGAATTATTTGGTTTAAAATAATGGTAGAGTTTAGCGAAATAACTAATAAAATAGAAGTTTCAAAAGAATTAATAGAGGTGTTCAAAAGCCGTATCAAGCCAAGTGCTACTGGATACCTCTATACAACAATTAGTACGCTCGAACAATATATAGAAGAACTTGAAAAACAACTAGACGTAATAGAGAAGTAAAATGCGATTCAAAGACGTAAAAATGTTAGACCAAGGTAAGCCTCACGTAAACGGTAAGCAGGCAATTATTGACTTTGGCAAATATAAACTAAGCATAATCTGTAATGACATGTCATATGGTGGAAAATCAGGCATGTACGAAGTAGGTGTGTTTAAAGACTGGGGAACAGAAGAAGAAAAACTATGTGAACTCCCAGGCATCACAACAGAAGGCGACACAGTCGCTGGATATCTAACTGCATCAAATCTAGATGCAATACTCCAAAAAATGTATTTAATTACAGCAAAGGAACCAATACAAATTTAAACAGTTTTGGTCTCCTTAGCTCAGCTGGATAGAGCAACGGCCTTCTAAGCCGTAGGTCACAGGTTCGAATCCTGTAGGGGACGCCAATTTGCTCGCATGGTGGAATAGGTAGACACAACAGACTTAAAATCTGTCGCTTATGGCGTCCCGGTTCGACTCCGGGTGTGAGCACCAAAATATGGGTGTGGTGTTAATGGTAGCACGTTGGATTCCAAATCCAAAAGTCAGGGTTCAAATCCTTGCACCTATGCCAATTCAGTCCTATAGTTTAACGGTAAAACACCCGACTTATATTCGGCACAGTCTCCAGATTAGAGAGCGATACAGGTTCGAATCCTGTTAGGACTACCAAAATAACAAAGAAAGAAGGAAGTAAGATGAGTAATTTTAATCAAGACCATTTTTTTACTAAAACTGAAAAAGGTTATTTCTTAGCATGTGGAATAATAATTGCTTTAAGTGTTGCATATGTTACACATCTATATTTTGAATATAGAGTTGTAAATGCAACTTGGGAAACAACATTTGTTTCCCCTGCAGAATTTTGGAAGGAAGTAAGATGAGAAAATTTATTTACAACAGTTGGAATGTAGTAATGGATCACGAGAAGAATCCACTAAGCAACATTCCAGATTTCAGTACACGACATATGATCATGCAGGTACTTGCATGGATGTGGTGTATTGTATTTGCTATTATTGTAGGTAGCATGTGGGCAGGAGTGTTTAGTATGATACTTCATGTATTAATACTAGGTGCTATTGCTATTACTGTAGCAACATTCGAAACCGCCAAACGTAAGCCACAATATTTTGGTGGATATGGTCGCGGTAACGGTGGCGAACATGAATGATAAATAACTATCAAAAAAGATTACATTAGTAATATCAACGATGGAGGGTTATGAAATTATATAAAAATTTTATAGCACACGAATCACAACCAAAGAAAACAAGTATAGGAAACACGCATTCACGAACAAAATTCAGTTCTATGAACAAAAGTAAAAAACGTTCTTATAAAAAATATAAAGGACAAGGTAAGTAATTATGGGATTTAAACCAGCAACAAAGGTACAAAAGCCATTAAACCTTAAACGTTCTTTAGATGGAATTGAGATAAAGCCAACACTATTCATATCAAAAAATGGTAAAAAGAAGATGGCTGGAAGCATAGATGGTGAAATAATTGTGGATAAAGATGGTAAAGTACTGCCGTTACACCATATAAGGCACAACGGAATACTATAATAAATACTTGACACATGCACTATTCCAGTGTAAACTAATAAATAATATAGTAATATTAATAGGATTCCTATGAATCTGCTATATTACAATGTGAGAAGATTCTCACAATAGACTATATAATATAAAAAGGAGATCAATATGATTGAATGGATTAAAGATAGACTAAGCGAACGTACATCTTGGGATGGCGGCGCTCTAATTGCCGTAGGAGTTATTACACTTTTCTTTAGTGCAATTATTCCAGTTAACTTATTAGCCTGGGCAGCCATTGTATATGGTGCTTGGACATTGCTTAAAAGCGAATAAGTTTAATGCAATTTGATTTTAAAGTAGAGCAAGTCGCAGAACTACTGCCACGTGTTAATGGCCTTTTATGGCATGATGCAATGCAAAGAGTTTTGCCCAAATGGAATATCAATACAGTTGATAGAGTTGCAGGGTTTATTGCCCAAACATCTCATGAATCGGCTGGATATACCGTTCTAACAGAGAATCTAAACTACAGTGCTGAAGCACTGGATAAGATTTTTCCAAAGTATTTTAAACGAGCAGGACGAGATGCAAACAATTATCATAGGCAACCTGAAAAGATTGCTAACATAATTTATGCAAATCGTATGGATAATGGTGATACAGATAGTGGGGATGGCTGGCGCTTTAGAGGTGGTGGCATTCTTCAACTAACTGGTAAATACAATTATACACAATTTGGTAAAGCAGAAGATATGAGTGCAGAAGAAGCCACAGAGTTTGTTCGCAGTCCTATTGGAGCCTTGGCAAGTGCATGCTGGTTTTGGGATACAAATAACATTAATAAGTATTGCGATGCTCAGGATATAACTGGTATGACAAAACGTATTAATGGTGGAACTATCGGGCTAGAAGATCGCAAAAAACATTACGCACATGCTTTAGAAGTTTTAGGTGGACATTATACTCCACGTGAAACGTTTGAAACAGTGCGTCTTGGATCTCGAGGCCCAACTGTAGTAAAACTACAAGAAACACTTGGACTTACTGCAGATGGTATCTTTGGAAAAGGCACAGAAGCAAAACTTAAAGGATGGCAATCTCTTAGAGGATTAACACCGGATGGTATTGCAGGACCCAACACACTAGGAATCTTATTTAAATAATAATGGATAAAAACACTAAGCCAGTTAATAAACATAGCGATACTTGGTGTCCAATTCCATTTAATGCTATTAGCTTTCACCCCACAGGTGCATTTACTCGTTGTATGATGAGTGACACTCCAATGGGTGAAAGTTATGATAGCGAACAAATGAAAAAACTACGTCAAGATATGCTTGACGGCAAGTGGGATAAAACAGGGTGTGAAACCTGTTATAAAAAAGAACAACATGGAAATATTAGTCAAAGACAAAAATGGCTATTGCGTAACCCACATGATTTTAAAAGTCAAGAAGGATATAATAATCCACAAGTAACAGGAAATCCAGTAAATCATATGTTTATTAATTACAGTAATATCTGTAATTTTAAATGTAGAATGTGTAGTCCTTTATACAGTAACGGTCTTATACCAGAATTTAAGCGTCTAGCATCATTAAATATAGTTTCTAAATCTAAACTCGATAATAACTTAATTAAAAATAGAAATTTTATAAATGATACTTTGCGAAATGATCCAAGTAAGTTAGATAGTGTAACAAGTATTTGGATAACAGGCGGTGAACCTTTTATAGATAATAATGTTTATGATCTTGTAGGCATATTAGATCAACATGATAAATCATTTGAGACAGATTTAGTTGTTACAACAAATGGATCAAAGTTAGATTTAGACAGATTACAAAGTTTTGAAACATTAAAAAGTTTTGAACTTGATTTAAGTTTAGATGCACCTAGTACTATGTTTGAATATATGCGTAGTGCAGGAGTATTTACTTGGGCAGAAATGGAAAAAGTATTAGCTGATTTAAAGTATTTTGCACAAGTAAATAGTAGTTGGTTTAATTTTTCATTAAATGCTAGTATACAAGCATATAATTTTGATACTATACTGCAACTTAATAATTTAGCTATAGAATGCGGTGCTAGTAATAATTCAAGACAATTACTAAATCCAAGAGTATTTAGAACAGATGTATTACCGTTAGAAATGAGACAAGAAGAATTAAAAAAATTAAAAAACTATAAAGTTGTAGATCAGATAAGTTCGCAAAGATTACAAAGAACAATTGACGATGCTTATTTAAATTTATCAAAACCACAAGCAGATCGTGATGCGGTTAGAAAGTTTGTAAGAAGAACAATAGAAACAGACAAGTATAGAAATATGTACTTATATGATTACAATAAGCAATTAGGTGACTGGGTTTATAGCACTTATGACCATTACTTTACTTGACAAATAGCATAATTTACGCTATAATGTAAATGTAACAAATTTACTACGGAGCGTAAATATGACAATGCATCTTCTAGGACCAGAAATGTCCACTACTCAATACAGTCGTAAGAAAAGCAAAAAGGCTTTGAGTCCAGCAAAACTAGAAAAACTAAAAGTACAATGGCGACAACACAATAAAGATTGTCGCAGGCGACATATACATGCGGCACAATTTGCAAAGTTTGAAGACTTTGTTGCATATGTAAGTGGTACATACAAAGCCCCAAAAACTACAACAAAACGCCAAGCATACGAACCTCCAAAGGTACGTGAAACACAAAACTATCCAAGTCTCAGTAATAATATTATTGGTAATGGCACACGTAAAGAACCAATGCAATACACAGGTGAGCGTAAGTTACTAGGTATTGCCACAATGCACAAAAGCAACATGGTACCTATCTTTGAAGATCAAAAAGAACAAGCAGTTGAAATTGCACAAATGAGGCGTTAATGACAAAAGTCTGGAGTGTTACTATCAAAGGCAAAAACGATACAGTTGTAATGACTGATGAACAAGCAATGATAGTTAAAATGAAGTTCTCTCCAAATATTGATATGCATGATTTAACTACATTACATGGACTAACACCAGAATACTTACACAAGATAGAACGAAATAAATCCTTTGAAGGCGAAGATAAAAGTCTACTTTGGATGAAAAACAGTTTAGAGATGGGAGTATATGGTGGCTGGCCAGGTGAATTTGAGAAAGCAGTTTGGGAATATCAAGACCTAATTGACATGAAATAGGTTGACAAAAGCAAGAACTCTTGCTATAATATACACATAATGTTAGAAAAAAGAGGATTAAAGTTGGAAGATAAAATTATACTTACAGATTGCGATGGTGTACTACTAGATTGGGAAAGTGCATTTCATAAATGGATGGAATCACATGGACATGTTAAAGTAGCACATGGAATGTACGATATAAGCCAGCAGTACGGATTTGAAAAGTCCGAAGGCAAACAGTTAATTAAAATATTTAATGAAAGTGCATGGATGGGTTATTTAAAAGCATTCCGTGATGCACGAAGCGGTGTTGCTAAATTATACGAGCATGGATATAGGTTTCATTGTATTACTAGTTTAAGTTTAGATAAGAAAGCAATACGTTTAAGGAAGTACAACTTAGAAAATGTATTTGGTAAAGGTACATTTAAAGAAGTATTATGTTTGGATACAGGTGCTGATAAAGATGAAGCACTAGCTCCATATGTCGGAAGTGATGCATTTTGGATCGAGGACAAACTCGAAAATGCAGAAAGTGGTGCAAAAATAGGATTAAAAAGTATTCTATTAAAACACGATCATAATAAAAATGAAGTCTTAATGGACGGAATAATAATGGCAGGCAATTGGGCCGATATAGTTGACATTATTGTCAACAGTTAAATTATTCTTCGTCTCCGTAAATAGTTAGAACTTCAGTAACAGCGACATGTCGTTCAACATCACCTTTGGTAAAGCTGACAACTCCAATTATATCACTACCTCTTTGTTCTAGTAGTTTTACGAAATTTTTAAGACCGTTGTCTTCGAATCCACGGTCGTGTTGTGCTAAGTCTCCTGTTACAATAATTTTAGAATTCTCGCCAATGCGTGTTAATAACATCTTCATTTGAGATGGTGTCGCATTTTGCATTTCGTCTGCTATAATCCAAGAATTCTTAAAAGTTCTACCACGCATATATGCCAGTGGTGCAATCTCGATAATGTTCTCATTAATCATATGTTCGATTGTGCTTGGTGACCAATATTCTTCCATTACGTCAAATATAGGTCTTGTCCATGGTGCCATTTTTTCTACTAGTGTTCCTGGTAGAAATCCATGTTGTTCATCAACACTGACAGCAGGTCGTGTAATTACAATTTTACTACATAAGTTTGAATTGTATGCGTCAATAGCCGCTAACACGCCTAGCAATGTTTTACCTGTACCAGCAGGCCCCATTGCAAACACAATGTTACGTTTTTCATCGTCAAGAAGTTCCACATAATCTTCTTGTGCAAGATTTCGTGGTACAATTTGTACGTGTCTTTTTCTGTGTGCGTTAAGTTGGACTATCTTATCCTGTGAATGTTCTTGTTGATATTGTTGTTTTTTGGTTTTTCGAGCTCGTTTAGCCATGTGTTCTCCTATTTGGATGTTGGGCCCTTTACTGCCTGCTCATAAGTATTTAATAGTTTAACGAATAAGTTAACTTAGTATAAAAAGAATAAAAAGGTAGACACTAAGAACTAACTGTCATAAATAAGTATATATTAAAGGAAATTCACAATGGATCAAAATTATATTTTAAACAACCTAAGAGCAAACACTAGTAGAGATAGTGCATTAGAAACACTAATGGACTTTGAACGTGTAATGGATACTGCCAACATTTATGCATATAAAAACTGGATGGAAGGCGAAATTGTCGAAGGTCCACATATTGATAGATACTGGGTAACAGTTACCTTAATGTATTATAAAAATCAAATGCCAGATCCAGAAGGTGCAATGAGATTAACAAGAAATGGTTGTAAGGTATATTATGCGGAAGAAGAATATATTACGGCTGCAAAACTAAAAAGTCCAGACGACAGTGAAGGACAAGATAATGCGGACGGTAGAAGACCAGGCCAATCACGTGCTAAGAGAGTTATTAAGCCTATTTGGTTAGTAACAATAGTAATGCCTAGAAAATATATGAATGATGTAGAAGCAGCTAAATTGCGTGTTGATGATCAAGGTATTGATAGTAATGCAGTAGAGCAAGCATACACAGATGAGATATCTGCTGCAGATGAAGGATTAGACTTATGAGCATACAAAACAATGATTTAATAGATTTAGTACAATCAACATTTAGTGTAGATCAATACAAAAGTAAAATAGGCGATGATAAGAATGTTGTAGTATTAGCATTTGAAGTCAAAGATGCCGACCCAGCAAAAGATTTAAGCCAATTTATAGAAACAGGACATGATACAATAGATGTAGACGTATCACCAGGTCCAGACAAAGACGGAAATTACAAAGTTTTTGTCGAGTTACAACGAAACAGTAAGTTATTTGATGCAATTGATAACATACTAAAAGATATTACTCGCATAGACGAATCAGCAAACAACTTTATGTTTAATGCATATAAAAGCGATATGCCTTCAAGTTGGAATAGACAAAACTTTGAAAGTAGTGTATACTCAAGTAGTTACGATTATGAAATGGCCACTAACCCTAAGGCACAAGAAATATCGGAACGCATTAAATTTTTAAACAAGTATTAATATTATGATCTTAGGAAAATTAAAATTACTTCTTATCCTGACCGCGGTAATAGGTGCCGTCGGTTTTGGTGCGTGGAAGTATTACACATACACTCAAGAACAGATTCGTGTATATGCCACAAACGCCGCAACTGCTGAGCAGGCCGCTGCTGCATCTGAGGCAGCATTTGAATCAGTACAAAAAGATCTAGCAGAAGTACAAAAACAATATAATGAAGTAAGCAAAGAATTTGCATCAGCACAATCACGTGTTGATACACTTGAAGAAAAACTAAGCGAACATGACTTAGGTCAACTTGCACAAGCAAGACCTGGATTAGTTGAAAAAATAATTGACAAAGCCAGCAACAACGTAGCAAGATGTATAGAGATACTAAGCGGTTCACCATTAACGGAGAAAGAAATCAATGTTACACAAAAATCAAAAGCCAATACTGAATGTCCTGGCATTGCTAATCCTAACTATATTCCTAAGTAGTTGTGCAACTGCACCACAGGTAATTTCATACAAAGCAGAACCTATTGAAAAACCAGCACTAGTATTACCTGCCGCAGGCACACTAGAATTAAGAGATGCTGATTGGGATATTATTACACCAGAAGCATTAGGAACAATATTTGATAAGTTAAAAGAAGATGGCGAACCTGTAGTTATATATGCATTAACAACAGAAGGCTACGAGCAACTTGCATTAAATATGGCAGATGTAATTAAATTGTTATCAGAACAAAAAGCAATTATTGAAGCATACAAAGAATATTACGAACAAACAGAAAAAAATATAGATGACCACAACAGTAAAACAATACAAGTTCCTGTTGAAAAAACAGGAATACTCGACAAATTTCTTAATTAAAAACACTAACGTTTAAGGCTCTTCATAATGTCAATAAATACTACGATGAAGAAAATGAACAACCCTTGGTTTATTCTTGGCCTAGAACCAGGTGCTACATTAAAAGAGGTCAAAACAGCATACAAAAAATTAGCTCTAAAAAATCATCCAGACAAGGGCGGTACTATCGCCGACTGGTTGGCTATAAGTGATGCATACGATAATATAACAGAAAAGAAACATATTCCTATTGTAAAATCACCAGATGTACAAATGGTAGATTTAGCATTAACAATAGAACAACAAATTAATGGAATAAATGATTATATTCAAATTGATGATTTATATTTAAAAGTAAACATTCCAGCTGGTGTATTAGTAGGTGATAAATTCAAAGTAACCGATAAAAGAAAGAAATATATAATAAATGTAAAAGAAAAGGCAAATAAAGTCTTTACAAGATCAGGAAATAATATTATAATGTATAAGACATTAGATGTTATTGATGTAATGAAACTAAATTCATTTATGATAATAACACCAACAGGTGAGCGTTGTGAAATTGATATTCCAACGGACACAGTAACAGGAAGTATAATAGTGCTAAAGGGACATGGGTTATACAACAGAAAGAGCAAAAGAAAAGGAAATTTAAGGATACATATAAAGGTGGACATACCTTACTTAAATAGTACTAACATGGAAGAATTTATAACGAGGTTAAGGACAAATGACTGATATTGAAAAAATTGTAATAACTGCTATCAATTTAGCAAAAAAATTAAAACACGAATATGTAACAATAGAACATATAGCCGCAGTTATATTAGATGATCCACAAGTGCAAGCAATGTGTTTTGAAGTAAATGCAGATTTTGAAAGTTTGCAAATTGCATTAGTAGAATATTTAGAAAAAGAATGTGTTGAATTAGTTAAGAATGATGCTCAAGAACCAAACCCTTTTAAAACACAAATGCTTGAACGAGTATTTAATAGAGCATTAACACAAGCATTATTTCAAGGTAAGAAACATCTTAACCAACTAGATTTAGTATTAAGTATACTAGGTGAAGAAAATAGTATAGCGGCACAGTACGCAGAACAGTTAGGTCTTAGTAAAAATAAAGTTATAAAATGGATGCAAGAAACACAAGCACAAGAAAATGAGCAAATATTTGGCCCAGTTGATGGATTAGGTGATCCTCGTAGACCTCAAGGTGCAATGACACCTAGAGATGTATTAGCACAGTTTTGTACTAACATGAATGAAGCATATGATGAATATGATGATTTAATTGGTCGCAGACATGAATTAAAAGAATTAGTACAAACAGTTGCACGTAAGAAAAAATCTAATGCTATTCTAACTGGTGGTAGTGGTGTTGGTAAAACAGCAGTCGTACAAGGACTAGCAAAACTTATAGTTGAAGGAAATGTTCCTGATATTATTAAAGATAAAGTTGTATGGGAATTAGATATGACTAAGTTAGTTGCTGGTACAAAATACAGAGGCGACTTTGAAGAACGTATGAAACAATTAGGCGAAGCA